TACATTTACTAACCCTAGCTCTGCGGCAGCAACCTCGTTTAGCCTCATTTTGACTAATGGCGGTAGTGCCACCTTGAATTTCCCCTCTGCTGTTGACTGGTCGGCAGCAACGGCTCCTACGCTAACAACGTCAGGTATAGACATACTTACGTTCACAACTATAGATGGTGGCACTATTTGGTATGGAATTGTTGCTGGTCAGGCAATGGGGTAACTTATGACTATTGAAAAGAAGTTGTTAGGTACTAGCCCAAGCGGTGGCGCGACTGATGTGGCAGATGTGTTTAGTACAGGTTTGCATCAAGGCAATGGTACAAATACGGCTATTAATAATGGTATAGATTTAGCTGGTGAAGGTGGGATGGTATGGGTAAAGTCTAGGTCTGCTGCTGAAAACCATGCAATCCTTGATTCAGAACGTACCTCAGTAAACCACATGATAAGCAGTAATACTACCGCAGCACAAAACGCTGATACTGGGAATCCATTTATGGTTTCTTTTAACTCTAATGGTTATACGTTAGGAGTTAATGGATTGACCAATGCGAGTCTTGGTGGTTCTGGTTATGTAGCGTGGACATTCCGCAAGGCTAAGAAGTTCTTTGATATTGTAACGTGGAGTGGTAACAATTCTACTAATCGACAAATTCCGCACTCCATTGCTGGCCCTGTGGGAATGATTCTTTTGAAATGCACAAGTGCCGCAACTAATTGGAATGTTTTCCACACTAGTCTTGGTAATACAAAGCGTATGCTGTTAAACAGAAATGACATTGCTGTACAAACTGCTCAAGAATACTGGAATAACACTAGCCCAACTTCTGCTAATTTCACAGTTGGTGGGTCAGGAGACAACAACTCTACTGGAAGAACCTATGTAGCCTATGTATTCGCTGATAACTCTTCAGAAGATGCAGAAGAGCAGATGATCAAGTGTGGTAGCTATGTAGGAAATCAAAATGCTACTGGCCCCGTAGTTAACTTAGGATGGGAGCCTCAGTGGTTAATGGTTAAGCAAACTAATCTAATAGTAGACCCTGCCGATTGGATAATGGTTGATAACATGAGAGGGTGGGCAACTGGTGCCTCCGATGCAAGATTATATGCAAACACTGCTGGGGCCGAAAACAGTACCGAAATAGGCATTGATATTACGTCAACTGGATTTAAACTGACAACAAATGGTGAGCAAACCAATAAAAATAACGCAACCTACATCTACATGGCAATACGTGCGCCAATGATGAAAGAGCCAGAAGCGGCTACTGAGGTGTTTGCTGTTGCTGCCCGAACTGGCGCAAGTGGCTCCACCCCGAGTTGGGTATCTGGCTTTGTTACTGATATGACTATTCAGATTGAGGCAGGGTCTTCAAACCATACTGTAGGCACAAGGCTATTAGGTGACAATGTTATTTACACTGACGCGACTAATGCAGCATCAGGTGGCGGTGGCAAATACACTTGGGATTATATGACTGGTTTTAGTAGCGGTACTGGCGCAGCCGCAGCCAATAAAGAGCTAATGTGGAAACGGGCAAAAGGCTATATGGACTGCGTTGCTTATTCTGGGTCTGGTTCTGCTACGACCATACCGCATTCTCTTGGTGTTGTTCCAGAAATGATTTGGGTGAAGAGGACAAACGGCACAAACGGCTGGAATGTGTACACAGCAGAAGGAGCAGGTACAAAATATTTGCATTTAGAGGAGAATTATACATATTCTACAAACTCCAGCAGATTCAATAATACTGCTGCTACCTCGACTGTGTTTTCAGTATCCAACAATATCGCAACAAATGGCAGTTCTGATAGATACATAGCATACCTTTTCGCCACCCTAGATGGTATTTCTAAGTGTGGAACCTACATTGGTAACGGCTCTTATAAGACGATTTCATGCGGGTTTTCAGCAGGGAGTAGGTTCATTCTAATCAAGCGAACTGATGTTGAAGGTGATTGGTATGTTTGGGATTCATTAAACGGCATTGTCGCTGGTAACTCCCCACACTCATCATTAAACACTTCGGCAGCACAAGTAACTAATGACGATTCAATAGACCCTGCAAACGCTGGTTTTATTGTCAATCAAGTAGCAGCAACTAACATCAACGTGTCGTCTGGCACTTACATTTTTTACGCAATCGCATAGGACAATCAACTATGAATTACCGCAACAAAACAACAGCAGAAGTTAGCACTCAAGGTGAAATCCGCCGAGCTAATAGCAATACGTCATTCCCTAGAGTATGGGACGCAGACGTTTGTACACATCTAAACATTGACCCTGTACTCGCAGCACCACAGCCGTCATGTACTGCATTGCAGCAGGTTAAATCTGTTGCTCCAGTTCAGGATGCTAACAACAACTGGGTAGAGGGTTGGTCAGTAGTAGACGCGTTTGCAGACACGACAGACGATGATGGTGTCACCACAACTAAAGCAGAACATGAAGCAGCTTTTACAGCAAGTGAACTAGCAAAAGTCGCAGCAGCAGCCCGTGAGAAGCGTGATGGATTACTTGCAGCTACAGACTTCTATGCTTTGTCTGACGTGACCATGAGTGCTGAAATGACAGCATACAGGGCTGCTTTGCGTGATGTTCCAACGCAGTCAGATTTCCCAACAGTAACATGGCCCACAGCACCTTAAAGGGAGTTAGATATGAGCAAGGCAAGAGCAAACGCAGAGACATTAAGAACGGCCTTAGTCGCTGGTGATGTAACCAACGCCAATTTTACAGGTGCAGATTTAGAGGTTGGCAAAGGTGGCACAGGTGCATCATCGGCAGGAGCCGCTAGGACAGCGTTAGGCGTTGTTATTGGTACTAATGTACTTGCACCAGATGGTAATGGTTCTGCTCTAACTGGAATTGATTCACTACCAAGTCAGTCTAGCCAATCAGGTAAGTTTCTAACGACCAATGGCAGTGCTGCAAGTTGGGGTACTGTTGCTGGTGCAGGATTAGTTCTAGTTGGTAGTGTTGATGCCTCTGGTGCAAGCACTGCCGACTTAACAGGGTTTAGCACTACCTACGATAATTTTGTAATTGAAATATCAAATCTTACCTCGACAGGAAATAGTTCGATTCTAAGGGGTAGTTTATTTTTAAATGATGTTCACAGCACTGGGGGTGAGTATCAATCCAGTGTAGATAGAGCGTCTGTTTCTAGTACAACCTACAGCCGTAGGGCTGCATATAATACAGCCTACTGGGAGTTTTCTTCTGACAGTTTAGGCCCGTCAGGTAAAGAATTTGGCACAAGCATCCGCTTATTTGGAAGAAACAGTGGCCTTAAAACATTTACATCATCAGGTGTGGGAGTTTATGGAGGCGGGGCTGAGGCATTAGCGCGTGGCTTCTTAGAGGCTGGTACAAACCCAATAACGAAAATTAGGTTTTCTAGTAGTGCAGGTAATATCACTGGAAACTTCAGGCTTTACGGAATTAAAAAGGCATAAATTATGACTAGACACCACGCAACAGCAGCAGGAAACATCCCCTTCACAGCAGCCGAAGAAACTGAACGTGACGCAGAAGAAGCAACATGGGCAGCAGAGGCAGATGATCGTGCAGCAGCAGAGGCTAGAGATGAGCGTAATGATCTACTCGCAGCTACCGATTGGACTGCAAACTCTGATGTAACAATGACTACTGAAATGACAGCGTATCGCACTTTACTAAGAAATCTGCCAGCGCAATCAGACTTCCCAACAACAATTAACTGGCCTACTGCGCCATGAGCCTATATGGAAATATTGCAGCTAAGAAAAAACGCATTAAAGCTGGCTCTGGCGAAACCATGAAAAAAGCAGGGGCCAAAGGTAGGCCCACCGCTAATGATTTCAAGCAAGCCGCAAAGACAGCAAAGCCAATTAAGAAGAAATAGGATTAACAATGCCATTAATTCCACTAGATTTACCTGCTGGTATTTATCGCAATGGTACTGACTTGCAAAGCCAAGGGCGGTGGCGTGACAGTAATCTTGTGCGCTGGCATGACGGGACAATGCAGCCGATTCAAGGCTGGAGGCTTAGAAGCGATTCAGCAACCGCAAACATTACTAGATCATTAAGTGCCTGGTTAGACAATAGTGATAACAGATGGATAGCTGCTGGAACTTACCGCAAGCTATATATTTATGACGTTAATTCAGCTTTATATGACATAACGCCCACAGGCTTAACTGTTGGTACAGAAACTTCTATTGATGCAACAGCATTTGGTGGTGGCGTGTATGGCTCTGACGGCTATGGTGAGCCTCGTTTAGAACGCTCAACGGGTAATCCAGCGACAACGTGGTCATTAGATACGTTTGGTCAAAACTTAGTCGCCTGCTCTAGCTCAGATGGTAAAATTTATCAGTGGACGTTAAGCACAAGTACAATAGCCGCACAGGTAACTAACGCGCCTGTTGGTAACGCAGGCATCATGGTGACTGATGAAAGATTCTTATTTGCTCTTGGTGCTGCTGGCAACCCAAGAAAGGTTCAGTGGTGTGATCGTGAAAATAACACGTTATGGACTCCTGCTGCGACCAATGAAGCTGGCTCAATAGAACTGCAAACTGTTGGACGCATTCAGTGCGGTGTAAAGGTTCAGAACCAAGCGTTGATATTAACGACTACAGACGCGCACACAGCAACATACTCAGGCCCACCTTACGTTTATGGCATAGAGCGTGTGGGCACTTCATGCGGCATTGTAAGCGCACAGGGCGTTGCTGTGGTTGATATGGGCGCAGTGTGGATGGGCAAGGAATCATTCTTTATGTATTCAGGCGGCACAGTTAAAGAGCTAGAGTGTGACGTTGCTGACTACTTATACAGCGACATTAACGTATCTCAAATGGCTAAAGTTGTGGCAGTTTCAAATGCTAAATTTAGTGAGATTCGCTGGTTCTATCCAAGTGATGACAATACTGAAAACAATCGTTATGTCTCGTTTAATTATCAAGAAAACACTTGGACGATAGGCCAACTTGCTAGGACGGCTGGTGTTGACGCTGGGGTTTATCGTTACCCTATTTATGCTGACCCGACCAACAAAAAGATTTATGAACATGAGGTTGGATTTAATTACGATAATTTAATTCCATTTGCTGAATCAGGCCCGATTATGATTGGTTCGGGCGAGAACATTGCTAGCATAACTCAACTAATACCTGATGAACGAAATCAGGGTGACGTTACAGCAACGATTAAGTCTCGTTTCTATCCAAATGATACTGAGCGAAGCTATGGCCCGTTCACTATGTCTAATCCTGTGTCATTGCGTATTAGTGGCAGGCAGTTACGTTTGCGTATAGACACAGCCACTTCTGGCGATTGGCGCGTGGGCATTAACAGGGTTGAAGTTAAGACGGGGGGCAGGCGGTGAGTTTACAACAAATGCCACCTAAACCGATTGGCGAAAACTGGCTAAATTGGTCACAGCGTTTAGCAACATATCTAATACAAGTTAGGTCACAATTACGTCAAAAAGCCTCGCAAGAATCTGCGGCAGAAGATGGCGTTATATTGTGGGATAGAACTGTTGGATACCCTGTAATTTCTAAAAGCGGATTGTTTGCTGGTATTGAATTAAAGTCGCCTGGTTACACTGTGGCAGCGTTGCCCACAGGTGTTGTGGGTCAAAGAGAATATGTTACTGAC